GCAAAAAAGTTTAAAGCACATAAATTAAAGATTAATAAAAACACTCTTACAGCTCAAAAAATATTAGAGGAAAATTTTGGTGATTTAAAAAAAGGTTTAGAAGCAATTGAAAGAATGAAGCTTGAAGATGCTGCATCAAAAGCTCTTCAAAAAATTAGAGAACAAACACAATCTCTTCAACTTAAATTACAACAAGTAGAAAATAAACAGGCAGTTACAAATCCTCTTACAGGTGCAGTCAGAAAACAAAGATTTAAAACACCTGCGATAACAAATAAATTAGCTGACCTTATTACTGGTAAAGATGAAACCTATGAGAAGAAAACTAAAATTGAAATTTTACCAGATGGAAGAAAACGTCATCACATCATGTATAAACCAAAGCATGAGCCAGATGAATACTTTGTCATGGACTTTATGTGGGAGAATAACATCCATGATATTTTTGGTTTAATTAAATTTTATAAAAAGAATAAAAAAAGATACATACCTAAAGATTGGGATGACCTATGTAATGTTTTAAGGTCTCTTAATTTTACACCTGCTGAAGTGTTGGATTATTCTATTTCTAAAATACAAACAAAAGAAAGATTTTTAGAACATAGATTATATCGAAGAATAAAAAGCAGTGAAACTTATGCTCTCACAACTTTTATTAATATTTATAAAAAACATCTTAAATCTAAGTTACCTTTTAAAATGTTTTATCATTCAAAAGATTTAGCAAACTGGTGTGTAGAAGAAGATATTTATTTTAACTCTGAAGAAAATTGTAGAGTCAATAAAGATTTACTTGTCAAAGCTTGGAATAAAATACATCCAGAAGACAAAGTAATAGATAAAAAAAAGAAAAAATAACCACCACGGCGCCGCCATGGAAAATACATCCCAACCACGGTGGGATGGTGGAAGTATGTGCGTTTAAATATTTTAAATAATCATTATTACTAATCTTGTTACAAGCGTGAGGGTTTTTCCTCTTATCCCATAAGAGGTTCCTTTCATTCTTTCTACCTCACGTTTGTAGCAGTAAGCTTTAAGGAGGTAATTAACTATGGTTAATAAAATGGTAGTCTTAACAAGTAATAGAGGACTACAAAATGGAAGTCAGAAATTTGTGGAACACCCACCAATTTTAGCTTCTAAAGTTAAAACTTATTTAACTTCAATTAAGAACATTAGAAAACAACTACTGGAGACTTATCCAGGTTGTAAGTTTTCTTTTGATGAAGTTGATGAGTTTGGAAAGTTAGTCGAATTTAAAAATTAAATTATGATTAACTCTAAAGGCAGCACCACCGAAAATCACTCACAGGTTTATAAAACCTATGAAAGAATATTTTTTAACTGTTCTAAGATTGTTCTGTTGGAAAATTATTTTAATTTGATAGTGGTAAATAACAAAAAGCAACGACTAGAGAGGGGAGAAGAGAGCCACCAGGAGGCATTAACTTACCTGGAGAATAGGAGACAGCATGCAGTTATTTAATACTGTTGAATTACTTTATGAGGATGTGTCAGTTTACACACCTGATGGGGTAAGTTGGTACGACCACTTTAAAAGTTTTTTTCAATTCCAATCCTGGAATGACAGAACAGAAAAAGCTTGGTTGTTTCGTTTTGGCAAACATAGACTGACAATAGTCAAAGAGAAGCCAGACGCAATTGCTGAAGTTCATGCAGAAGCAAGGCAGCAATCAAACAAAAATAATAAGCTCGATAAAGCAGCTTAGTTAAAAAAATTCCTAGATACGCTAGTTATAGTATTTGACTAGCGTAAGGGAATAATATAGAAATTTATGATGCAAGCAAATATAGGTTTAAACAATGACCAGGTTCTTTTTGGTGGTAGAACCCTGATAATATTAATACCATACCATCCTAATATTTGCATTTTAATAACTAAAAAAGAAAGGACAAATGGTATGGCACACTTTGGCGATATAGCTAAAGCATTTAATAACCTTGCTCTTAAAGTTTCAAAACGTGGTGGTTCAAAAAACATCAACGGTTTGTACTTGAGAACATTAATGGTGTTTATGGCGTATACAAGTTTACCTGATAAGGAATGTAACGCACAGAATGCTAAGAGCTATCTCTTAAATAAACTAGACTTCGATGCCAATGTAGCAACGATAAGTCGTAACACTAGCGTACTTCGTGATTTAGGTCTTATAACTTCAGTTGAAGACCCAACGGATGCTAGAGTAAAAATAATATCGTTTACTACACTTGGTAAAGAGTTTGCAAACTTAATGAGGTAAATAATATGAGTAAGAAAAAAGGCTACCGAGCACAGTTGAACCAAGATGGTTCTGTTAAGTGTTGGAGGGTAGACATTACACTTGGAGGCAAAAGATTTACGCCTACTTGTGCAACTGAAGATGTTGCAATTGCAACTGTTGCATCTTTAAAAGACCAACATGAAAGAGGTATTACTTTAATTCCAACTGCGGGTTCTAGGGGTATCACTCTTAAAGAGGCTTTTGAACAATGCTACAACGACCCAGAAATTGGATGGATGAATACTGACCATGGTAAAAAACAAAAATACTATGCTCAATCATTTTACAATCAATGGGGAGCAAAAATACCATTAACAGATATAACCAAAAAAATGTGGTACGAATATACTGGACAATTCCAGGCCACTGCTACCAACAATCGAAGAGCTAGTTGTTGGAATAAAATAACTGGTTATGCAGTTGAGAATGGTACCATTGCACCAAGCGATAGATTAAAAATCAAACGAGCTAAAGAGAAGCTTTCAAGACTTTATGCTTTTTCTCGTAGTGATGAAAAATCTATTAAAAATGCTTGTGAGCAACTTGGTTATGAAGACTTAAAAGATTTTATTACTGTACTGATTGACACTGGTGCTAGAGCAGAAGAATTGCTTAAAGCTTCAGCTAAAGACTTTCAGTATTTTAGTGATGGTTCTTTTACGTTAAATCTATATCGTTACAAAACTGAAACTGACAGTAACATAGGTTTAAAAAAGCGTAGCCAGGAAATCTTACTTAGACGAGGTAACTCGGCTAGATTTTTTATGGGTAGTTACAAACACTACTATAGAAGATTTCAGCATGTTAAAAAAATCATAGGTAAGACTACAGACAAAGACTGGACATTCCATGTTTGCAGACATACTTGTGCATCAAGAATGGCTGAAGCAGGAATACCACTAGCTAAAGTTGCTGCATGGTTAGGGCACGCTCCTAATTCACCAGTAACTTCAAGGTACATTCACTTCTATGGTGCAGGTAAAATTGATATTGCTAAAACTATGGATGAGTTTGATACACAACTAGACAACAGCGAAAATGTAATTAGAATTGCTGTTGGAGATAATAAGTAAAATATGATTAATAGTGTTTCAATCATTAATCACTGTGTGCAGGAATGTGCAGACGATGTGCGAAACGGTTCGTTGTTAATTTTGAGTAGGCGTTTTATAAGGTTTTTTGATACAGTTTTGTGCGGATGTGTCTTAAAAACTTTTGCTAACGTCTACTCTAGCGTAACCTTTAAACTAGCGTATTTTAATAAATACTGACCTATCTACCAAATAGTTGATTAAGTAAAAATCAACAAATTTGCACTGGCGTAAGCTCGTGCACACTCCGCACATAGTTATTAGAACCTAAATAGAACATACGCTTGGAGGCGCATAACATGGAAATATCCAAAGAAATCCTAGAGAAACTAGGTGTCAAAGAAGTTGCTGTAACTAAAGTAGCAGATAACAAACATGAAGCTCTAAAGATTGAAAGAGAGCATGAATTGAAAATGATGGCTAAAGGTGTAGCTCGTTTTCATAAATCTGTAGAAAAAGCAAAAAGCAGAACTAACAAGAAAAACAAACCAAGAGAGACAACTGAAAGTGTCACAATTTATGGCCAACAGTTGGTGCAAACTGGCCTGGAGCCAATGAGCAAGGCAATAAATAATTATTATTGTAATGCCGTAAATGGTGAGGCTAGAAAACTATCCACTGAAATAATACTACTTACAAAATGCATTCCTATTAAGGACTTAAAGCATGAAAATCAAGATAGGTGGGATGGTATCAGTTTTATAGTTCTTAAAGCCGTATTAGACAGTATCACTGTTGGCTCTACCCAAAACAAATCAGTAATTAAAATAGCTAGTGCAATAGAAGATGAAGCAAGACTTGGTTATTTTAAAGAACAAAATAGTAAGCAATACAATCAGACCAAAGAATGGTTGAAGCAGACTAAGAAGAAAAATTACAGACACAACAGGAGGGTTTTTAGACATTCTATGAATAGACATGACCTGGAGTGGAAGGGTTTTTCCCAAGAAGATAAGGTCAAACTAGGTAAATTACTCCTGGAGTTGCTCATAATTCACACTGGATTTGTCCAATATAGCAACAAGCGTAAAGGCGTTAAAATCCTAAAATATGTGCAAGTAACACCTAAGACATTGGACTGGATTGATAAGAAGAAATTCAGTGCTGAAGTTCTTAAACCAATAAAATTACCTATGATTGTAGAACCCCAGAATTGGGCAACACCGTATAATGGTGGTTATTACATCAAGCAGCTAAGGCCACCTGAATTAAGTGCCACTGTAGGAGAGCTAAACAATCAAAATGCAATAACCGAGGAGGAAAACAATGCATTATAATATCGTTAAAAAGGCATCCAGACCTTATCTGGAAGAAATGCACAACAAGGCACATGAAATGCCTGAAATTTGGAAGTGTATTAATGTACTTCAGAAAACACCTTTTAAGGTCAATACATCTGTACTTGAAGTTGCTAAAAGTGTTTGGGGTAAAGGTCTTACTGTTGGTAAATTACCATCTAGTGTGGCTGAAGAAATACCACCTAAACCATTTAATATTGATACCAATATTGAAGCAAGAAGAGCCTGGAGTAAAACCAAAAGAGCTATCACTGATGCTAATGAAACAAGAGAGAGTAAAATATTACTTACTAAAAGTATTTTAGATATTGCTACAGAGTTTCAGCAGCATCCTAATATATATTTTCCAGGTCAATATGATTGGCGTGGTAGATATTATTCTGTACCGCAATTCTTTAACGTACAAAATAATGATTTAGCTAGAGGTTTACTTTTATTTTCAAAAGGTAAAAAGCTTGGAACCAATCAAGCTCTATGCAGACTTGCTATTCATGGTGCCAATACTTTTGGTGAAGCTGATAAAGATACTTTAGAAAATAGAGTTAAGTGGGTAGAAGATAATCAACAAAGAATAATTGATACTGCTAACGACCCGCATGACCACTATGATTTCTGGGGTAAGTGTTCGGAACCATTCCAGTTTCTTGCATTCTGTTTTGAATGGAGAGACTTTGTTAAGTTTGGTGAAACTTCAGATTTTGTAACTAATCTACCTTGCTACAGTGATTGTAGTAATTCAGGGTTACAGATTTTTTCAGCATTGCTTGCAGATGAAAGAGGTGGTGAAGCAACAAATCTTGTACCTAGTGAAAAACCTAGGGATGTATACAAAGAAGTTGCTGATGAAACTTTAGCACTTCTGAAACAAGCTCCAGATTGTATTGAAAAAGATATGTGGCTTGAGTATGGGGTAGACAGATACACAACTAAAAAAGTTACCATGTGTGTTGTCTATGCTTTAACTAAGTGGAGTGGCAGAGAATATATTGAAGACTATCTAAAAGAAAATGAAGAAGATGGTATTGAAAATCCATTCTCTACAGACAGGAACAAAAAGACAGATGTTCCATCTACTTACAAAGCAACAAAATATCTAAGTGATTTTGTATGGCAGGCACTTAGTAATGTTATCAAAAAATCAAGAGAGGCTATGGATTGGCTACAAGAAGTAACCAAATTAGTTTCAAATGATAACAAGCCTATTCATTGGACTACACCTACAGGGTTTATAGTTCAAATGAATTGTCCAGTTACAACACCCAAAAGAATTAACACAAATATGGGTGAAAAAATCTGGAGACCAGTACAAAAGAAATGGGTAGATGTAATTAAGAAAACTACTATCCGTGTTGAGACTAATAAAATCAATGTGCAAAAAGCAGTGAATACTATTTCGAGCTGTTATGTGCATTCTTTAGATGCTTCAGTGCTCCAGAGAGCTGTATGTAAAGCCTATGATGAAGGTATTACTAACTTTGCAGTTATCCATGATAGTTTTGGTGTATTAGCTCCTGATGTTGATATGATGAATAAAACTTTACGAGAAAGTTTTGTAGATATTTTCCACAATAAAAATCTACTGAAAAATTTTTCTGAAGAAGTTCACACACAAATCAGCAAATCCAAAAGAAACAAAATACCAGAGGTACCATCAAAAGGTAATCTGGATGTTTCCCAGGTAATGCACAGTGAATATTTTTGTTCTTAAACTTTGGCAAATATATTTACGCTAGTGTATTTAGAACAGGACATTATAGATGAAGGAAGCTTCATCAAATACCGAGTAGACGAGAAGGCTAATGTTGTATGCGAATATTAACCAAGACTACTCGGTATTAATTAATCACTAAATACCTAGGAGGGTATTATGCAAAATGCAAAAAAATATACTTCTCCTTTTGGGAAAGCTTTATACCCATATTTATCTAAGGCAGATGTAAAATTCAAAGCCGAAGGTGAGTACAAAGTAGACCTGGAAGTTGAAGGAGAACAAGCTGAAGAGTTAAAAACTTTTATTAATAATTTAGCTGAACAGTCTGTAAAACAGGCTCAAGAAAAAACAGGTAAGAAGAGTATTAAGAAAACTTCTTCATTACCTTACAAAGAAACTGAAGATGGCAAAGTAATCTTTAAGTTTAAAATGAAAGCTAGTGGAACGAATAGTAAAACTGGTGATACATTTAAACAAAAGCCTGCTTTATTTGATAACGAACTTAAACCTATCAATCCAGAACAAGTTCAAATCTGGGGTGGAAGTACACTAAGAGTAAGTTATCAACCTGCATTATGGTTTACTCCAATGTTAGGCGCAGGTGTTTCACTTAGACTAAAATCAGTTCAAGTTAAAAATCTAATCGAAGGTGGTGCACAAAGTAATAGTGCCAGTGACTTTGAAAAAGTTTCTGGTGATGCATCAACTAAAAACATCCCCGATGAAGTACAAGAAGAAGAAGCGGTTTCAACAACCGACTTCTAAATTCAAGTCTAAGCTTGAGGAGGTGTTTAATGATTTTCTTGAACAAAATGAAATTAGTTTTGGTTATGAAGATTTTAAAATATCCTACCTCAAGCCTGAAAAGCCATCCAAATATACTCCAGATTTTAATTGTATTACTAATGAAAATCTAAGAATTATATTTGAAACAAAAGGTCAGTTCTTAACATCTGACAGGCGCAAACATTTACTAATCAAACAACAACATCCAGACCTGGATATTCGATTTGTATTTTCAAATAGCAAAAATAAAATTGGCAAAAAATCTAAAACGACTTACGCAAAATGGTGTGAGTTAAAAGGTTTTCCATATCACTGCATTCAATCAACAAAAAAATTCTTACCCGATGAATGGGTAACTGAAGTTAAAAAATTACAAGAGGACAAACATGAGTAGAAAAACAACAGATTATATAATTATACATTGTACTGCTACAAAACCATCACAGAACATAGGGTTCGAAGAAGTAAACTTTTGGCATTTAGCTAGAGGTTGGATGGGTTGTGGTTATCATTTTATTATTAGAAGAGACGGAATTATTGAAGATGGTCGTACTACTGATGCAGTTGGTGCACATTGTAGAGGACACAATCACGATAGTATTGGTATCTCTTTAGTAGGTGGTATGAATGAAGAATTTACTGCTGCCGAAAATAACTTCACAGGTTCCCAGTGGGAGAGTTTAAAGAAGTTAGTAGAAGAACTTCATATAAAATATCCAAACGCAAAATTAAAAGGTCATTATCATTTTAATCCAGACAAAGAGTGTCCTGCATTTGATGTAGATGAATGGGCTAAAACAGATTTCTTATGGGTCGAAGGTGATTATCTACCTGATGACGAAAGAGAAGAAGATGGACAATAATGAAAATGATTTCATTAGGCACGAACCTTGTCCACAATGTGACTCAAGAAATAATCTAGCCAGATATTCTGATGGTCATGCGTGGTGTTTTGGTTGTCAATATAGAGAACCACCAGATGGAATTGTAAATAATATAAAAGCAAAAGAGGTAAGCGATATGGTTCAAGGTGAACATAAAGCATTAAATAAAAGAAAAATAAATTTAGATACGGCCAAGTTCTTTAACTATCAAGTTGGACAATATAATGGTCAGACAGTACACATAGCACCATACTACGATGACAAGTACCAGGTAGTTGCACAACACATTAGATTTCCTGACAAAAAATTTATTTGGTTAGGTGATATAGAAAAAGTTAATTTGTTTGGACAGCACAAATGGAAGCCTGGTTCAAAAATGATAACCATTACAGAAGGTGAATTAGATGCGATGTCAGTGTCACAAGTTCAAGGTAATAAGTGGCCAGTAATTTCTGTACCTAGTGGTGCACAATCAGCAAAAAAATATATTAAGAAAAATTTAGAGTACCTAGAAAGTTTTCAAAAAGTGAATTTTCTTTTTGATAATGATGCTGCAGGTAAAAAAGCAGCCGTAGAATGTGCTCAATTGTTTACTCCAAAGAAAGCTTGCATATCCATGTTACCTTTAAAGGATGCCAACGAAATGTTGGTGTCCGATAGGGGTCAAGATATTATTCATCATATATGGAATGCAAAACCATACACACCTGAAGGTATTGTAGCAGGTGTTGATACTTGGGATTTAGTTATTCAAGATGATAGCAAGGAAAGCACACCTTATGTTTGGAATGGTCTTAACAATAAATGCAAAGGCATTCGTAAAGGTGAGATAGTATTATTAACAGCAGGTTCAGGCGTTGGTAAAAGCCAAGTCTGTAGAGAGATAGCTGCTGATTTAATTTCTAGGAAAAAAAATATTGGCTATATCGCTTTAGAAGAAAGTGTAGCTAGAAGTGTAAGAGGTTTAATGAGTATAGATTTAAACCAAAAAATACATGAAGATGAAGTTAGAAAAAATTTAGATGAAGAAACATTAAAAGCATCTTGGAATAAAATTCAACCATACACATTTTTTCACAAACACTTTGGTTCAACAGATAGTGAAAACCTCATGTCAAAGATTAGGTTTTTAGTTAAAGGTTGTGAATGTGATTACATATTTTTAGACCATATCAATATGGTTGTTTCTGGTCTTGAAGGAGACGAAAGAAAATTAATTGATTATACAATGACAAAGTTAAGAACTTTAGTTGAAGAATGTAACTTTGGTTTAATAGTTGTTTGTCATTTAAAAAGAATTAGTGACAGTAAGTCTGGACATGAAGAAGGTGCAGTAACTTCACTAAGTCATTTAAGAGGTTCCCATGCGTTAGCCCAGTTATCAGACATGGTAATTGGGTTTGAACGTAACCAACAGTCACAAGAAAATCAAAATCAAATGACTGTAAGAGTTTTAAAAAATAGATATAGCGGTGACACTGGTGTTGCTACTTCATTAGTTTACAATCAAGAAACAGGGCGACTGTCTGAAGGAGATTTTCAAGATGAAATCCAAAGAACAGTTAGCTAAAGACATTCGAAAATATTTAAAAGAATATCTTATTAAAGATAAACATTTTAAAAAATTAAATGATAACGACAAACTGTATGTGTATTCATTGTACAACAGATTGCTGCATATCATTTATCTACAATTGAAACATCCAGGAATTTTACCAATTCTGTTTGTTCATCATTCAGAAACAAAAAAAATCGTAGACAAAATTTTTGAAAGGATTTCTTACCACTTACCATTTGTTGATGACATTTCGGTAGTGGTGATGCAATAGTTATGAGAGTTATATTTGATATTGAAACAGATGGCTTCTTATCAGAAGCAACAAAGATACATTCAATAGTAATCAAAGATATAGATACACAGAAAATGTATTCATATCATGGAGATAAAATTGGCAAAGGTCTTTATTTATTAAGTGGTGCGAACTTATTAGTCGGCCATAATATTTTAAAATTTGACCTACAAGTAATTAAAAAATTATATCCAGAATACAAAATTGAAGGTGAAGTTTTTGATACACTATTAGTTAGTAGATTAATTTGGACTGATAGGAAAGAACAAGACTTTAGAATGAAAGAGCTGCCACTTAAATTAGCAGGTAGACATTCATTAGAAAGTTGGGGATTTCGTTTAGGGCTACGCAAAGGAGAGTTTGCTAAAGAAGGTGATTTTTCTCAATGGTCTCAAAAGATGCAGGATTATTGTGAGCTCGATGTTGAAGTTAATTATAAATTATTTCAGCTAATCGAAAAGCAAAACTATTCCAAACAAGCAATACAGTTAGAGCATGAATTTGCTAGATGCATAATTCAACAAGAAGCACACGGATTTCATTTCGATGTGGCTTCTGCAAAGAAGCTGTATACCTCGCTTGCAAAAAGAAGGTTGGAACTGGAGAAATCTTTAGTTTCAGCCTTCCCAAATTGGCAAAAATATATTGGAACCTTTGTACCTAAAAGAGACAATAAAACTCTAGGATATAAAAAAGGTGTTGGAATAAAGCGATATAAAGAAATTACATTTAACCCAAATTCAAGAGACCACATTGCTGATAGGTTAATGAACAAGGGATGGAAACCAGAACAATATACACCTGATGGAAAACCTAAAGTTGATGAAAGTGTTTTATCAACCTTACCGTATCCAGAGGCAAAAATATTAGCAGAACATTTTTTAATACAAAAACGAATAGGACAATTGGCTGAAGGAGCTAACGCTTGGTTGAAGCTAGAACAAGATGGAAAAATTTATGGACAAGTTATTACTAACGGTGCGAACACTGGGAGGTGCACTCACCAAAAGCCTAATGTTGCACAAACACCTAGTGTTGGTGTTCCTTATGGTAAAGAATGTAGGTCTCTATTTACTGTTCCTGACGGCTTTAGTCTTGTTGGCGCTGACGCTAGCGGTCTTGAACTTCGTTGTCTTGCTCATTATATCGGTGCATTCGATGACGGACATTTTACGAAGCAACTACTCGATGGGGATATTCACACCTACAATCAAAAACAGATTGGCTTACCAACAAGAGATTTGGCGAAGAGGGTCATATATGGTTGCATCTATGGTATCGGAGATACACGGCTTGGTGCAGATGTTGGTAAAAACAGCCAAGAA